CTCATTAGCCTCATAAGGCTGTAAATATCTCTCATAGGAGAATGGAGTAAAGACTGCATTACTTACTAAATTATAATTTGGCATATTCTTAAATTGTTAATCCTTTTTTCTTTGTTTTTAATTTACCACCATTAGCTTTTTTAAGATACCCTCTTTCTATTAGTTCATCTTTTGTATAATTCCTATTTAAAGCTAAAGTAAGAAACTCATTATCATCTTTAGCAAATTTACGCAAATCATCAAGACTCAAACTTTCAAAAGTACTTATTCTCTTAGCAGCATCTCTTCTATTAGCTTCATCCACTCCTATATTACCTAAATTTTGGAATAGATTAGTAAAGTTAGCACTAATAGAATTATTTCTATCAGAATCTATTTGATTTCTTAAATTAAGTGCCGCTTGGATACCACTTAATCTTGTCTGTCCTGACTTTAACAAAGCTTCTTGGTTTGCCATATTTGCCTTTAAAGCCATTTCGCTATTATATTGATTAGTGCCTCTATTAAATTCTTCAACCTTATTCCTATTATTAAGATTAAATTCTTCAGCCTGTCTGAATAAATCTCCCATTTTATCTTGTGCATTATAATCTGCTGCAAGAATGTTGGCGGCTACATTCGCTCTGTTGCCTCCTCCTTGGTCTACTAAAGCTCTTCTTGTGGCATTAGCTTGAGCATTTAATTTATTGGTGTAATAATCCCTGTCAAAAGGAGTGTAAGTAAGATAATTGCCAATAGGATTAAAAGATACTGGTTGATATTTACCTGCTGTAGTAGCAGCGTTCATCAATAAATCTGCATTACTATAATCAGGTTTACTAAGTAATCCTTGAGTTAATCCTATTGCAGAGCCTACTACAGGAGCATATCTGAGCCATGTTTGATAATTGCCCCCACCAGCAAATAAGTTACCTCCATTTGCTTTTTTGTTAGCTGTTTTTAACTCTTCCTTTTGTCTAAGAACTTCTTGTGATTGAGCCAGTTCTCCCAATAAGGAATTCATTGTGTTCTTTGATATGGGGTCATTTGGTCTTTGCTCGGATTCTTTTTGTATATTTGTTACAGCATCCGCAAAAGTTAAATCTTTACTTCCCTTTAACTTATACTTGCTACGTATATCTTTAGGTACTTTCAATCTATTGCTGAACACATAATCATTCCATACAACTTCACCTTCTTCTACTAAATTAGGTGTCCCTTCTTTATCCACTCCCATAGGAACTCCTTCAAAAGGATTTTGTTCATGGGTTCCTCCATTTCCTATAAATTTTAATCCATTATTAAAATAATTAAAATCTGAATTTAAAGAACCTCCTAATGCAATTAAATTAGCCATAGCATTAAAATCATTTTCGTTATCTATATTACTTGCATTATTAGCTAAAGCTAACATTGCAGCCGCATTTGCATTTTCTATTTGAGTATTTAAACTGTTAGTAATCTTCTTTGCTTTATTACTGAATAATCCATCAGAGCCTACATCTTTTTTAGACACACTATTAAGTAAACCTAAGTTAGATGCTTCACTCAATAAAGAACTATTATCTACTGCAGTACTATTCCAATTAGATAATTTATTGGCAGCATCCTTTGTTTTATTTACAAATTCTGTATTAATATTACTACCGAATAATCCGTTAATGGCAGTGCCGACTCCTTGAACCGCCAAACCAGCTAAAGGATTTACACTTCCTACAGCCTGCCCTACAGTATTAATCCCATTACCTAATGCTGTAGAATTTCCTCCTGAAAGAAAATTTGACACTCCTCCTGCTATTCCATTAATAGCAGTTCCTATTAAAGGAGTCATATTCAAACCTACATTAGGTGCTTTTATAGACACTCTAGGAGCCTTAGTAGGCATAGGAGCTATAGAAGCAAGAGAACTCAAGCCTGAATTAAATATAGCTTTATATTTTTCATCTATTTTATCGCCCATAATTAGTAAATTTATTCGCAAATGTAAATAAACTGATTGAATTATACAAGTTTATTATATAAATAAATAGGGAGAACAAGCATATTACTTATTCTCCCTAAAATATTTAAGTAAAGTATTGTACAGATAAATCATGTAATAAAGTCTTATTTACATTCTCATTGTTCATACTTAATTTTACATATAACCAAGGATTTCTCATTCTATCCATCTTATGTTTGGAATCTCTAGGAATATTAGCTCTCCATATTCTAAACTTCTTTTTAATACTTGAAGGTCTGTTTAAAGTATCTACTAATATAGTTTTTCCTGACTGATATTCATTCCAAGTTTCCAATGTATCAAAAGTGGTATCCAGCAATTCATCTTCTTGCCAAGTATCAGATCTATATTCAAGGATGTCAAATATCTTATCAGTAGTAGCTTCAGGATTTGCGATTACAGTAACAGAGAATGGATTATACTTGCCAAAAAACATATTATAATCACCTTCATGTTCTTCCCATACTTTATAAACCCCATTCACTATATTATTACCTCTTTCTACATTAATAAACAATCCGGTATCTTCAATATTGGCAAATATAGGAGTTCTATCATAACTATAAAAAGATGTAAACTGACCTACTATTTCTGAATAGGTAAGACATTCTTTCTTAGTGACAAACATAACCTCCTTGTTTATTTTATCGTAGTAGGTAATTATAGATTTAAACTCTATAGGATTCCAAGATTGCATATTTGCATTTTGATTAATCCAAGAGTGGAATCCTAATTTATCAGAAACATCTTCAGGAAGACCATTATTCATTAAGTATATACCTTTATTATAATCATCCACAAAGAATAGTCCTGAAGGAGTTTCACATATAGACCATTTATTATTGCAACCTACTTTATTTGAGAGATACCTTTTACCACTTACTTTACCGCTGTTTGCTATCTCAATAGGGACTCCTTCAGTGGATGTTATTTGAGTATTCTCATTATAAAGTATTTGACTGATTCCCTTAGGCTGGAAAGCAAGCAGATTATTATTACTTCTTCTAATAGCAGTAATATTTCCTTTATCCCCGTCTAAATCTAAAGTAGACGCCATAGTCACATTAGTCCAAATATCTACAGTTTCGCCAGGACTCTTTGTTTTAGTCCATGTCAGAGAGTATCCAAAATCATCCAACTCTTCATTTACGGAAGTTCTATAATTAAAGAAATTATTCTTTTGACTATATACTTCATTCATTAAATTAAAATTAGTTGGAGATATACTCAAATTACTGCTCTGGCCTCTATTCCTATCATATCTACCATCTATATTAACTCTTGTCTCACACATGAATGATATAATATCTACTATAGAATTAGGCATATCATTACTGAAAGCATAAGTTTTCAAATGGTCATATCTTTGATAATAAGTATCTCCCTCATCCCATATTACAGTAGCATGACTTCTTGCCACATATTCATCATTATCATTTAAATCCGCAATAGTAACTACATCACCACAAGGTAGCCATTTATTATTCTGTATGGCTTCTTCCGTAGTACCTCCAAATCTATTAGTCACACTTGGATTAAATAATTCTCCCAGCCACAAAAATCCATATTGAGGTCCTAACTCTTCATCATAATTACCTTGAGGCAATTCAAATACATCTTGTGAAACTCCTGATATTTTATTATTTTTATCCCAATATAATCTAGGATTATTACTACCATCTTGATAATTTACAGTCCATTTGGAGCCTCCTTCATCACCATCAGTAAACGTAGGAAGAATCACTGTTCTATTATTAGATGTATAGTTAAAAGCCAGTACTGCATGAGGTGTAGATTTATAACTTATTCTAACAGGGTCTTTACCATAACCTTGATATGCATTTTGATCATTAAAAGAATCATTTGCAAATGAATTTATCTTTCCTTCAGAATTGACTGTTCTTATTTGGTATCCATAATTTGTAGAACCCGAAGCATACTTACTTTGAGAAAAATCAGGAATAACCACCTTATCTACATTACCATAATAAATTAAATCCCCCAATCCTGAGTTTTGTGGTTCAGGAATTCTTAACGCAGTTACTTCATCAGAGTTAAATACACTTACCCCTGATATAGAATATTCATTGTTACTTGAAGTATTTAAAGAAGGCACATATTGAGTCTTATAGGAGAACCGTAAATTAGACATTCTCTTGGTCTTTAACATAGAAGGTCTCGTTTCTCCATCTGCAACTCCCTTGCAATTATTCAAAGAGCCACTTCTATGCCAAGGATAAATCATAAACGTAGTATCTGAATGGGAAGCATTATCTGTATTTCTATCATAAACTTCATCTTTCCAAAATCCTCCTGCAATTAATCCTCTCCATCCAAAGAATGATCTATTATTAGTATCCTGCTGCAAACTGTTTCTAACTTCTATATACTTTTTATTAAATCCTGCGGGATATGACTTTATCTTAGAAGTATCGCTTAATTTCCCATAAGGAGTAGTATTTGAAGATACTTCTATACTTAAATCAGATACAAAAGAAGTTACTGGAACTATGCCTATAATACGCAATTTCAATCCTGTAGTGTCTAAATTTTGTATTCTAGTATCAAACTCTATATCAGGAGAATGCATTGTCACTATAGAATTATCTATACAGAAGTTCTCTCTATATTTGGAAATCCAAGTATTTAATTTACTTGATTCCTGCCATTGCAAACTGTCAGGAACAGTTGTTATACACTGAATTTCCGCATTATAATTGTCATTAGAGGGTATAGGATAATTATGTCTAAACTCTGCCCAAGCTCCTAAATTAGGTAATTCAGAATCATTATCTAATGCAATGTTAGAATTCCAATTAGTAACTACACCATATCTTGAAAATATTCCTCCATTTATACTTCTATCATTTAAACTGTAATAATCAAGCCTGGAATTACCATCAGAGCTGTCTTTATAATCAGAAGCTTTAGTTATATCAAAAGGAGACATAGGTCTTGTAAACCATGAAGATTGTACAAAAGGAGAATTACCATATCTATCTTCCACATTAAATACAGTAGGACAAAGAATTCCTTGACATATAGCCTCTCTATCACTCATTTCAGGATATACAATTACCGGTCTTATTTTACAATAACCTGCTTTAGCTAATAAACTTAATAAAGTATTATCTATCGTAGTTTTAGCTACAGGTAACTTAATATCTGAATTATTATAGAAAGTAGTTTCTATCGGTACTTCATTTCTAAAATCTCCTATATAAATAGGATTGGACCATTTTCCTGTGTAATGTTGTGCTTGAATACCAAATCTATAATACTCCAAATATTTAAAGAACTTTATCTGTTGTGAGTTCTTGTCAAGTTGTATATTATAAGGATAAATGCCTGTAGGATCGCTTACTGTAAGTTTTTTAGATTCTGTAGTAAATGCTATTTCAAGTTTCTTGGCCAATGTTTTAACACTTGTGTTTATGGATATATCTGAACGGGTTAACTTAATATCTCCCAAGAATAAAGTATTGTCCTTTTGGGCCAGTGTTCCTGCAACTATTTGCTCTCCTCCCACATATAATAATTCTGTAGGGTCTATATTATCGCCATTTGTACCTGTATCTACATAAGAAATACCACTACCATATGCATATACAGCACTTACATTACTTATACTAAAAGTATCTGCAGTAGTATAAGTGGTAGTCATTATAGAAGTCCCCTTACTATTAAATTCTACTATAATATTACTGTCTTCAAAATATATTCTATCATATTTTGATGGTATAGTATAATAAGTTACTTTACCTGAAGCACTGTCTGTAGCAGTAATTCCAGCATCATTGAAAGCTACTTTGGTACCACTTGATTTTAATCTTAAATAAGCACTATTCAAACTGGCTTTAACACTGTAAGTGCTTACGGTGTTTGTTTTTAAAGATTCTATAGTCTCACTTGAATTAGTAGACAAATCTATTACTCTTTTAACTGTAGGAGTAGCATCAATACTTGTTCTATGTATAGAATATATTCTTATATAATCAAAAGATGTGTCAGGATTTACTATACTTATTTTAAAACTGTTGCTTACTTTATCTTCAGGACTTGCTCCTCTATTATTATAAGATACATAGTATAAAGGAGTAGTATGAAAAATATTGGTTTCTTGCCCATATTTATCATAATAAGTAAACGCATATTGAACAACTCCTGGCGAGAAAGTACCTCCAGCAAGAGTTTCTTTATTTACTTCAATGGTTTCAAGCAACTTTAATCTCCTAATAAAATCAAATGAATGGTTATCCCAATTTCTATGATTACTGTCTAATGCAGTATTAATCATTCTTGGTTGATTGGCTCCATCTACCCAATAAACCTTTTTAATTTTATCATTTTCATAAAAAGATAAAGTTTCTATAGGATGTTTATAATCAAAGCCTAAATCTCCACCAAATAATTTTTCGCCATTTAATTTACCATTGTTATAGTATAACTTATATATTTTATCCTTATCAGTGGCTATACTATCATTTAAATATTCTTCTGCCGCATCTATGTCTTTAGATAATTGCTCATCTCCTTCAAAGTCTATATTAGTTTCTCCTTGAAGTCCTGTAGTAAATAATATAAGCTCATCATCTAATGTAGCTTGCCCTATAGGAATACCTGAGATACTATCCAAACCTTTAATATCCAATAATTTAGTACCCTTCTCATTACTCATACTCATAAGAGTGTTTTCATTAGTTGCAGTTATACGGATATTACGGTTTTCATAAGCATATTCAGCACTGAAATTAGCCACAGATTTATCCCTCTGCATTCCTATAGGTTTAAATTGTACTTGCTTCTGCATATTAATGTCTCCTTATATATTCTCTATCTCCCTCATTCTTAAAGCCATTATCAAAATCTCTTACTCTAGGTATAAGAGCAGTCCACATTCTAGTAATAGACTCCATTTCATTATAATCAGGAATAGTAAAATCACTTTGTAATTGTCCAGCTTTCCAATAATATTCTTGTTGTACTTGCTGTAAAGATTGCTGACTTATCTTAGCTAAATCAAACAATATAGTAAATACCTCTTTCTTGATATACAATTCAAATGTTTTAAGAAATACAGGGTCATTAATTAACTTTGGAAAACCATCTTCATCAATAGGAATAGCCTTGTAAGCTATATTAATATCACCATTTTTAAAAGATGTATAGATTAAACTACCTTGCAATTTAAATGCAGGTTCTTGACCTTCGCGTTTGAAAGTATCAGTTATACTTCTTAAACAAACTCCTGTATGGCAATCCATAGCTTGTATTACTTCTATACAATCACATGGCAATACTCCTCTATAATCTTTTATTTGTACTATTTCCTCTTTAGTTTCATACATTAGAGGAAATCCATATAAACCCATAAATGTAATTAAATAAGATACTACTTGTTCTAAAGTCACATCCCTCATTAAAGGATGTCTATGTACTTCATCAAGTATTTGTCTTATGTTTGTATATTGTATATTTTTCATTTACCAAAATATATGTTGTAATTATCATAATCATTAAGTATGTAGTTCCTTTTAGGAGTAACTGTAATCTCAGGTAATACTATACCATTTTTATAAGTAACCATAGCTTGTCCATCCTGATTACCATCAGCCATACCAAATATAGTATAATTAGGAGTTAATATACCCTTGTTGCTTAAATCAAACTGATATAAAGATTTAAAGGTTCCTCTACTCGGATGTGTAGGATGGGATTCATATTTAATATCATCTGAATAATGGCCTCTTTCATCTTTAAAATACCCTAATTTATTAGCTTCTTCCTCTGATATAGCAAACTTATAACCATGACTAGGCTCTCCTAGAAATTCTGAATGACCTATATTCCACAAAGAGTTTGCTAGGTTAGATGAGGAATAAGGATTTACCATTTCCCCTTCAGGACTAACAAATCCTCCTTCTGCAAAAGTATAACCTCTTTGTTTAGCCCATTTTTGAATAGCTGGGTCTGTCAATAATAAAGCCCCTTCTTTCTGCACTAATTTAGAATGTTCTTTATTTTTGTTATATTCTCCAGTACTATAATATTTAAGAGCATTCTCTATTGGGTTTTCATTTATATCATGGATACTGTCAACTTCTTTATTCCATTTTTTTACAAACTCCGACATAAATTTTATTTCGGAATCACTTAAAGGAATTTTATCATTATACTTAGCTTTCAATTTACCATAGTCCGCTCTTGCTTTATTACCCATTAATATAGGATGAATTTGATTCCAATTACTATATAAATCAGTCATGGTAATATTACCATTTTTTTCAAAGTTTCTAGCATACCCTAAGCCAGATTCTCTTGCTGCTAATCCTAAAGCAGTAGAAAAATCAGTGCCAGTATTTTTAGCTGCATTATATATAGCATCTAACACATCAGTAGTAGTATATCCTGTATTAAATCTGCCTTTAGTTAAATTTAGTCTATTTTCTTCTTTATATGGAATAGAATATTTCGAGGCTATTTTTTCTCTTTCGGCCATTAAATTCCTAGTAGGTACTTGTAGTAGAATATCCCCAACTTCAGGGTTTACTTTATAAGCTTCCTTATCTCTTTTTCTATTAGCTGCTAAAGCTTCCATTTTATTAAGATAGTCAGGAATGGATTGTCTTTCTGCAAAAGGTTTAGCTTGATTTTGCCCTGTAAGCCACCATATTCCTAAAGGAATATCTTTTATTGGAATATTACCTAAACTTTGATTTTCATCTCCTCCTAAATCAAATAGATTACCTCCTAAAGCTTTCTTTTCTTCTTTAAATCCTATATCAAAATCATAGTTATCTATGTATTTATGTACATTCTTAACATAAGAATTTGTTTTAGGATTAGATTTTCCTGAAGTAATTCTTTTTTTAGTTCCATTCCATGCATATAAAACTGCATCCCAAGGGTCTATTTTATTACCATTTTTATCTTTAAACTCTCTTCCTCTTACTTCTGTATTATACATATGTAAAAGTCTTATCATGGTTGCTAATCCAGAAGTTCCTGCTTGGGTAATGTTATCTAAATTAACTCCATAATTTTTATACTTTTCCCTTAATTCTTCATTATCACCCAAGAATTTTATTTGTGTAAGTCCTCTAGACCTAGCAGGTTTATTTTTTAATTGCCCTAAATCTTTTTCTTTTATAGCTGCTTTTATATTTTTAGCAGTATCTAAAGCAAAATTTGGAATATACTTTTTACTATTATATCTTTTAGATGTTCCAAATTTTGTCTCTTGCTCTCCTATACCCATTGCTATTTGAGCCAATTTATCATAAGTATAAGAATCTACCCCAAAATCATTTTGTAATGTCTCCTTATTTAACATAATGGAATTAGCATAAGACATGGCATTACCATCATGCTCATAATTATCAGTATTTTGTTTTGCAGTTATTATTAAAGGACTATATGTTTTATCTGTAAATGTGTTATAGTCATCCCAAAATCTTTTTTTATAATCTTCATTATATTTTTCTTCCCAGTTATTACCATATTTTTTCTGATACTCCTTTTTTTGTTTATTCTCCAGAGCTACTGCTGCTTGATAAGCTTCTTCTGTTTTATAATCTTCCCTATCTTTTGCTTTATTTAAACTTATTCCATAAGGGTTATCTGCTACGTAACTTAGTTTACCTTCTCTAAGAACAAACCTACTTCCCTCCTGCTCAGGGAGAGTATAAATCATGGTACCTTCTCCTATATGTTGTTTTAAATCACATAATTGTTTCCCTCCTACTCTAGTACAACCATTACTTCCTGCATTCGGTTTTATATTTCCCCAATGCATACTTGAAGCTATATTGTCTATAAAAATATTACCATCTTTATCTTTAATTTCATTAGCTTCCTTATTTTGATTTATTCTAGCTCTTGTAAAACTAGGATACCCATGATAAGTACCTGCTCCAGATACAATAGTAATACCACCTGGAGTACTAAGGTTTCCTTCCATATTTTTAATTCTTCCACTGTCATCTGTATATGTGATAGTATTGTAATCATTATGAGAAGCTCCGGTATTTATTTGGTCGGTAGTATAAACAGGGTTATTGTCTTTATCATATATAGTAAGAGTTCTATTTTTTTTATCAATAACTCCATAATTAGAATCATGTCTTGTACCCTGTATGGCAGAAAGGTTGTTCTTATTTAAATTAGATTCCTCTCTTTCTACATCAGAAAGTTCTCTGTATCTATATTGCCATTCTCTAGTATCTTCTAAATTTAATACATCGTTAGGATGTATAATTGTGTCTTCCCCTTTTGATAATTGAGGATTATATTTAACTAATTGCTTGAGAGATAAATTATTATTTTTAGCTATTCTCCATAAACTATCTCCAGCTTTTACAGTATAAGTACCACCATTAGCAAACTTATTATATTCTCCTCTTATAGAATCTAAATCAGTAATACCATTCTTTATAGCAACTTTCATCATAGCTGCTTTTTCTTTCATACTTAAATCATTCCACATAGGCAAATTTATTTAAGGCATAAGCATCTATTTCTCCATTCTTTATTTTCTTTCTAAGAGATACACTCAATTCTCTATTAGGAGAAAATTCAAAGAATGTTTTATTGTTATAGTTTGCTATATGTTTGTTATAGAATATTTTAAATAATTCTTTTTCTTCCATTTTAACAAGTGTTTTATTTTTATAGGCTTCCTCATCTTCATACCAAAATTTTAATGTTTTATCCCAATCTATAGGTAAATTGGTTACTAATTTATTATTCTTCATTTTGTAGGATACTGGATATTTTCTTATTTCCAATCTTCCCATTCTACAAGGAAATTTAATATCCTTACCTTTAAGAAGTTCTTTAGCCAAGTGTTTATTTATAGTTCTTATAATACTATAAAACTCTTTCTCAGTAAGAGGCCTTCCTATATCAAACCATTTATGACTTCTAATATATTTATAACTGTCATAGACGCCATAAGAACCTGTAACTTTATAATTCCTTTTAGAAGTAACATTCTTAATTTTATTTCTAAACTCTTCATACGTCATACTACTGTTTTGTCTGAACTTCTGTTAAATTGTCTTTAGCATCATTTTTAGTATCATCAGGACGATATATAAAACCACTTAATTCTTTTACTACACACTCAATTACAGGAGGAACTAAAGCATTTTCCAATTTAAATTCTTTATCAAGAATATCACAAATTATATCATCATTTTCTTCACAATTTAAAGCGTCTGCCTCTTCAGTATCTTCAAATATACCATCCAATCTTACTTTCTTTAATTGAAGATACTGAGGGTTAAAAGATTTGAAATAGAGATAATTATCAGGCCCTAAAGAACAGTATATGATATTTTGTAGATATTTATTATATCCCACGTATCTCATTCTTTCTCTACTAATAAAAGTAATATTTCCTTGATAATAATCTATAGGATATACTTGAGTATTGCCTATAGTCATTAAGGTAGGAATCTTATCCTTACTCCTTAAATAATAACCTCCTTCACAAGGTTCACCTGATATGGCAGGAACTTCAACCAAATCCAAACAAATGGTTTGATAATTACTTTCAGGTATTTCTTTCTTAACATCTGAGTATCGCTGCTTTAATATAAAAGCTCTATACTTATTAGCTAAAAATATAATATGTTCTTCAGTATATGTAGCATCATCACTTAATAATTTAAGTTCGTCCAAGCACATATACACTATTTCTTTATATGTCATAGTTATTCAAATTATTCTTAAACAAAAATCCCTTTGTACAAAGATACTGGATAGTATTCAATGTACAAAGGGAATTAATGAATTCATAGTAATAATCTAATCATTATTGTTACAACTTGAACAACTTGAAATAATGCAACTTACATTCTCAAGTTCTTTTAAACATATATTGACTTCATGAATAAGTTTATCAGAGAGCAAATCTTTATCTTCGTGGAGTATTTCTTGAAGAAATAAATAAGTTAAAATATACATAGTCTCATCATCAGAAATATGTCCCAACTTACCCAAAATATCAAAGTATCTTTTTATAACACACAAACTATTATCCATGACATTTGCAATGTTTAGTGAATGAAGGGGCCTTATTTTCTTTAAAGAAATTATTATAGTACTCTACGGCTGTAATATAATCTTTATTAATTATAGATAATTGTATAGCCTTATATTTCATATAATCATTAATAAAGAATCTAGGAGGAACACAACTTGAAATTTCTTGTTTAAGGCTTTTTAATATTCCACATATAGCACTTCTTGTATCAAATACCGCTGTAGATACTGTTGTATTATCCTTACCACATGGAACATCTGAAGAAGGAATTCCTTTAGTTACTATATATATAATTAATAAATTATCTCCAAATGTAGTAAGAGTGTCAGTTTCCTTAATAATTAATGATACTTCTTTCTTATTTCCTGACAAGGTTTTTCTATATACAGTATTCTCACTTGGTCCTGTAGAGATGAATGTATCTTGAGTATCTATTAATACAGAATCTATGTACACATTTGTATAATAAGAATCGGATTTTACAGATGCCTCTATGCAAAGTTCATTATTATCATTTAAATATGCTTTTGTTATATCTACCATAATATAGTTTCAATTATAGTTAAACTTAAAATTAAAACTAAATAAGGGAGACTTAAATAAGCCTCCCTTATTAACCTTACACTGTATTAGGCTGTCTTTAAAGCCGTAATAGTCAAACCAGTGGCAGAAGCAATCTTCGTTATTAACTCATTTGCCAGCTTATTACCAGCAGCATTAGTAGTACCTGTCTTAGGAACTACAATGGTCAAAGTCTTCTCAGACTTTTGAACATTTTCGTTAGCACCAGTGTAGGCATAATGAATGTCTATTACATTATACTTAGCAGTAGGATCTACCAAATACTTTGTAGGTACTGTATTAGGCCAACCAATATTTCTATATTGGTCACCTCTATCACCCATACAGAAATATTCGAGGTCTGCTATAATATGACCATTAGTGATTTCTTCCTCGGAATCAACCTCTTCGGTAACACCCCAAATAACTTCATCACCTTCATCCTCTACGGTAGTAGGATAAACATCAAAATATACGGGAACTTGTTCCTTGATACCTAATGTCCATTCTTGTTCTACCTCGGTAAGTATTACCCCTGTATAAGTGCCTGTTAAACTATCCTCCTTGGTATAAGCATCAACATCTTCAGTACCATCTGCAGTAGCTAATGAGAACTTTAATAAAGGAGTCAGTTCTCTACTGAAATTTATAGCCAAAGAGATAGCTAACTTCTTATAAAAATCAGAAGCAGTTAATCCCTTATAAGCATGAACCATACCATACTTAAAATACTGGTCTTCATCAGACATACCGACAAATTGCTTAAAAGCAACTCTCAAGATATAATCTTGGCCCACAATAGGATTGCCTTCACCTACACTTGAATCTAAAGTAACCTTTACTGCCTTCAGAGTTCTCTTCATACTATCTGCATCAGAAGCAGTAACTGATAAAATATTCTTTATATCAATAAGATCACTTCTTAAAAGAGTGTCTGCACCCTTGTATGCAAAATACAAGAAATTCTTATTGTTGTCACTCTTTACTGCAATAGTACCTGCAGCATCACTATTAACTACTGCATCTTTAATAGCATTGGCTACATAAAGATGTCTTACTTGATTTACAGAAAAATTCATTTTCTAATAAGTTTAATTAAACAATATGTTATTTATCCTCTTTAGTATCATTATTACTACTGAGGCCTTTACTTGAAGCCGCAAGTCTTACTGCTTCTTCAAGTATCATTCTATGTAATGCTGGATGAACCGCACACTCAGTTTTTTGATTAACTCCATCAATACTTACTTCATCAGAATCTATAAGCATAATAGGAGTTGGTTTGGATACATACCTTACAAAATATTGACTTATAGGATAGGATGAAATTATTTCCACATAATGATTATCAATATCCAATCTAAGTGCCTTTCTAGTATTAGGCTGTCTAAAAGGATTGTTCTTTATTCTATGCCAATCATCTTGTGTAATAGGTATTACAGCAATACTTTTACCATTCAAACATTCAGACTCATCTGAAAGTTTAACAGATTCTAATGTAATAAACATTAGGTCTTCAGGAAGTTTAAAGAACACAGAATTACTTGATACTCCCGTATCAAATAATTCTCGTTCCTCAATAATAACTGTTTTAACCAAACCACTTAAATATCTCCTAAGTTCTTCGGTTTTCTCAAATGAATCAGTGTAAGGATTCTTCCCATTATACAATTTTACGATAATGTCTTCCTGAGCCTTAGTAAGAAATAAAGATTTCTCATACTCATTAAAATCTAAAGAATCTAAAAACTCTTTATCATCGAAATTCTTGAGTCTTCTATAACTGTCAAGAAGAACATCAAATTCACTTGAAAATTCTTCGCAAGTCATAATTAGGATTTATTTTGCTGTTCTTCTTGGTGTCTTTTCAAAGCATCCGCATATGTACCCCTACTTGTAATAGCCAAATCAAATGCTTTATTTACAATATCCATATGAAGAATAGGATTAAGAGTGCATTCAGATACCTCAGTAACACCATCTACACTAAGACCGTCAGGTTTTAAATCTACCAACACTATAGGAGAGGGTCTCTTAATATATCTAAGTTTATAAGCTATTACATCCTCAGATTTAATATTGGCATCAGGTACCAATTCTGCAATAGTGTCATCATTAGAATCATTTTGGAATAATCTCCATGCCTGTTTCTTTAAAGGTTGTGTATAAGATTTAGACATCAATCTGTCATATTCCTTATAATTAATAGGAATTACCACATAATTTTTCTTAGCAGTAACATTCTTATCATCATCATAAGAAAGTGCTACCTCAAGTTTCTCATTTAAGATAAATAATACATCTGAAGGCATTTTATAAAGAATCCCTCTTGCATCGTATGCTTCAGCAGATGTATCTTCAGAATTTGAAAATTTTGTAGCTACTCCTATACTAATTAATGTAGAAAAGTCTATTTGTCTTCTGGTAGAATCATCCATGCCTTGACCTTGATAATTCAAGGTTCTATCAAAGAAAGATTTTACTATATAATCCTGAGCCTGTGTAAGTAATACAGACTTTTCATATTCATCTAAAGTAATTTCTGTCTTAGAAGCACCTTCACCAAAGTTAGCCTGAGTCTGATAACTACTCAATAATGTGTCAAGCACATCGCTCATTTCTGAATTTGTCATAAGTCTGTGTTTTTATTATTTATTAGATGCTACCATTCCTTTATCTGTTTCACTGTTTATACCTAAAGATAATGTACTATTTAAATCTCCCGTAAAGGCTGATTTTGCTAATTCTACTGCCCTTTGAAGAATTTCCTGATGCAAAATGGGATCCAATTCACACTCTTGAGGAGTTTCCACTCCATCTATTGTCACTCCTTCAAGTTCAGCCAGTATTATTGCTTGGGGTCTTTTTACATATCTTACAGTATATGTAGCAATAGTATCTACAGGTCCAGGAATAAGTTCTACTACAGCATCTTCCTTATTAAGTTTTCTATTTATATACTGAGAATATTCTGTCATATCAGCTGTAGTAAATACTTCATAATTTGAAGTAACTTCTGATACTTCTACCAAAGTACCTGTATTTGTTAACACTCTATCACCTACTTTCATGTAATAATTAGAACTTGATGCCACTGCTGTAAAAGATAGATCAAGTTTATTGATTAAATTATACATATACTCGTAAGTCTTATTTAATCGAGTAGCTAATTTACTTGCAATAGTGCCATAATAAGTGACTGTAGATGCTATATTTACATTTGTGTTAGTAATAAGTCTCCATGCTTGATTCTTTAAAGGTCTTTTAAAAGGCTTGCTCATTAATCTTGAATACTCATCAAAAGAAAGAGCGACTACTGTCAAATAAGTGTCTTTGCTATTTCTTACTACCTTTAATGACTCATTAATAAACATCATTACTTTATCAGGAACACTGAAGAATTTATTACATCCTAAAGGATATAAAGTAGTAACACCTGTAACTTCAGTAGCTATTTCTGTACGAATAAGCATAGAGAAATCAATCTGTCTTTTAGGATTGCCATCAAATCCTTCTTGTGTTTTGTTGCTTCTAGGATTAAAATAGGCCTTTATGATTTCATCTTGTGCTTTAGTCAAGAACACAGACTTCTCATATTCATTCAAGCCAGGAGCTTGATTGGATGTAATGTTATTATATAGAATGTCAAACTGGTCTGAAAATTCTTGAAGTTCCATAATTTATTGTTTTAATTTAGCTTCTAAAGCAAATTTCATTTCCTGTCTCTTAGGAGAACTAAGATATTTAGCAGCAATATTTAAAGTAGGCTCTTCGCCATTTTCACACAAAGGAGTATTATCACTTCTAAGATATAAATAATTTCCTCTTGCAGAAATAAGACCTGCTTCAATACTTCTCTTAATAAGAGTCTTTACTGAAAGATATGGGTCACTTACTACTTTAAGGAACATCTTGGGATTACTTTGAATAATCTCATTTACCTTGGTTTGTAAGAAATCAATCTTTACAGTAGGTGCAGTAGGTCTGCCATCAATTATTTCGATAATTGTTCTCAAGGTATTAATATCATCTTCAATCTTACCATATTCTTTATAGCACTGCATTGTAGTTGACATACCTATCTTAGCTTGTTTATTTTCTTCTCCTTCAGCTATAATTACAAATTGATAGCTTGCCTTAGGTTTATCTTGAAGGTCTTGTAGAGAAGGCGCAATAAAATTAGAATTGGCTAAAAGAATCTTATATCTGATATAATCTTCAGGGTCTGCTAAATTCAAGAATGTATCTTGCTTTGTAAGTCTTACCTTATTAACACCTTGACTGTTAGAATCATCCCAAAAGTTATCTACCTTCTTGTAAATACTGAGGGAGTTTGGTTCCAAACCCATAATATACTCTAAATAATTTTTTTCATTCTTAGTAAGAACATCTACCAAAAGACCTGATGTAAGCCTTGGTACTACAAAAGTCTTTATTGCAGATTCTGCCATACCCCCAGCAAGTACATGCTTTGGGTTATTGCCCCAAATACCATTTGTTTTAGGTATATATCTTACAATGATTCTTTCATTTCTAAGACAATTAACCAAAGTATCATTTGTTACTCCTTTAAGAGTATTATTACTCTTAATACTATCCTCCTTCTTAGATTCTATAGAAATTTCCTTCATAGGAATATCCTCTAAATCGAAATCAGGAACATTTGCTTTTTCTTCCATTTTTGTTCTAGACATACTTCTCCTTAAAATTATTTTTAATCTAAAATAAAATAGGGAGAGAGAATTACTCCCTCCCTATCATTTATTAACCTTGCAGAATTGCAGGAATCAACGATGCAGTTCTTGTAGGATCAAGGACTAACGCACCTAATCTCGCCATTCTATGGAAGGTTGCAGAATCCTCCTCATGGCTCATATTCATATTACCTATTTGACCTGTAAAGGGATTGCGCAAACCCCAGAGATAGCCTCTTACTTCTTCGTCACCACGAATCTTGCACTTCTGAATATTGGGTTGATCCATAGTACCCATATACATAATATCGTATCTATAAGACATTGCTACACCACCATCGGGATGCATAATCTTATTTCTTACAGGGTCATCATATAACGGGTCAACATCCAACTTAATAACAACACCATTTGGTGCTTTATATTCAGTAAACTGATAACCGGCAGAAAGAGCATTGCTATGTAACTGTGATTGAGTCTTCTGAATTACACCAATAGAGCTATTATCCAAAGTAAACATCTGCCATCCATTAGTTTCCTGAGAAATTGCTTGGTGGAATTGAATAGCACCTCTTTCACCAGTCTTTATCACAAAGTATCTATCACTGAAACCAAGCTTAGCTGCACTAAGTTGAGAAAGAATATCAACCAGTAACTTCAGCATAAATTTGTTATAATAAATAGTATTGGACACTTCCATTTGCTCGAAGATACCCGCACCAGTCTTAATAGCAATACCTGAATCACCGATATTCATGTATTCGCCATTCTGATTTCTATTGCTTCTACCAAATGCGATTGCATTATTCTTATATTCAGAGAACTGAGTTTCAAGCTCATAATCTACATAATGCATCCACATATTTACTGTATCCTTAGTATATCTGCCTTCAGTTTCCTTAGTAATAGGAATACCTACTGCCAATTTCTTATTCAGCATTGCACCGGATACCTTATGCTTGATTCTAATAGTAGACCACTCGTTTCTCATTGATACAGGTGAAGCAAAACGAATGTCACCTACACCTCTTGAAAGTTCACTTTCAACATAAGCGGTTTCTACTGAGAATCTTTCTCCAGCAAGTAATCTTTCGGCAGGAACACCTTGGGTATTACCACCACCTAATTCTACCAAATATACAGCATTAGTACCTTCCATTCGAGGTTCATTCTTAATTCTGAATTGGTAGATTTCATTTAAATTACCTACAATATATTCACCCTTTGCAAACCAATCTTCGGGGAATACCAAATAAAAAGGAGCAGTGCCAGCACCAATATTACCACTGTCCTTGGTTACTACTACACCATTCTCATCTCTTGCTTCAATCAAAGGAATGTTTCTTCTAGAAGAACCAATTACATCCCAAGTATATTCGGAATCATCGTCAAACTCCTTAACAGGGAATTGATTCAAAAAAGTGTCAAGAGTCTTACCTCTGTGATAAGCAAGTAATTGTACCATTAAGTTTGTAGCCTTCTGAGGAGCCAGTTGGAAGATACTACCCAAGTGATTCTGAAGAGTCAAACCCTTCCAGTGACTGAATCCTACGGCTTGGAATTTACCTAACTTTCCTGCCATTTTAAATTAAATTATAAATTAACATCTATTATATATCTAAATCCCAACCATTACCAAGTGAACGTGAATTCCCGTCAAATCCGTTAGCTAATCTAAGACTACCATCAGAATTTCTAGATGTACTGTTAAGTACATTTTCAAGATTCCTCAAACTGCTCTTTACTTCTTTCTTAACTTTGTTTTTAACCAATTTATCAATATTCTTAAAACCATCAGTTAATGTATAGAGCAATCCTACATTCTTGAGAAAATCAGTACTATTCTCTCTTTCATATTTCTGAATAGCAGTAAGTAATTCGCCAGAATCAGGATCTTTGTAGATAGGTTTGGAAATATTATCAAATACTTTTTGTCTTGTTACTTTATCCACTTCCAATTCTCCAAATACTTCTTTATCTTCCAATATTGATTTCTTTAATTTAGAAGCTCTTTCCTGTCTGTCTTTAACTTCCTTTTCTTCGGCTTCCTTTGCTTTAGTAATTAAATTATCATATTGATTCTTAAAGTATTCTTTATTACCTTGAAGTGCTTCTTTTGCATCTTCAATGTCATTGCCATTATCAATGGATCTTTGTGTTGCTTTTGTAGCTCTTTCTTTACTATAGCCTCTATTTATAAAATCTTGATAAATCAACTGTTTTCTAAGAGTCTCACCTTTTTCACCTTCCTCACTAATAGTTTCTTCATTTAAAGAATCTAAATAAGAAAGGGTTCTTTCATAAGTACTAATTTCCGAAGGCTCTACACCATAATTCAAAGCTTCATCAATTCTTTTTTGTCTTTCATCAAATTCAGCTTTAATTTGTTGTTCAATTAAATCTCTAAAATCCTCAGGTGTAGTTGCCTTATTAGCAGTTTCATCATCAAGGTCGGGGAAGATACCTTCATCCTTCAAGGCCTTAGCAATGGAAGAGTAGAAGTTGTTTTTGGGAGAAGTACTGTCCTTTTGGGATTCCGGTTCTTCCTTCACCTTATCTGTCTTTCCACTACCTACGCTCTCTGGATCTGCAAACAAATCGTTTACATCAACCTCAGTAGTTTCATTTTCTTTATTTTCTTTATTTTCTTTTTCCTCTTTAGTTTCCTCTTTAGTATTCTCTTTACTCTGAGGATTTTCTTGAGGATCATCTTCAGCAAACAGATTCTCAATATCATCTGCTCCTAAAATATTATCAAAACTCAATTCTTCTTCCATAGTTCTCCATTTATTAAACTTTTACAAAGTTAGATAAAGTTATAATTTAGACAAAGTAACTAAATTTAATACTTATAATAGTAATAGTGAATTACTTAGATTAAAAACAAAAATAATAGGGACCATAAAGCCCCTATTATTTTACTCATTTTTCATCCTTAAAATAAGTCAACACTTTATTCAAATGCCTATAATCCTCATCCATAAACCAAAAATGAATGGCAGATTCAATTACCTTATCCTCTAAGTCTTCACTAAACCACTCTTTGTATAAGCATATATAATCATGATATTGAGCATTGATAGCTACATATATATCAAATACTGACACTTCTGAAGGAATTATTCCTCTATATTTTTCACAAACTTCTTTTGCTTTATATATACAGAATCTCTCACCAATATATTTCTTACCTCCTTCTGTGTGGTACATATGAGATACAGTTTCTTTTGCTTCAGATTCTGTCATATGTTCAGTATTGTATTTAGCATCTTTGGCATTATAAATGTCGGAAGCATCAAATTCATGAATATCTTTATCAGATAATATTCCCTTCTTCTTCAGAAGCTCCAATAACAGACTGTTTTCCATCACTTAAAATATCTTTTAAAGTTTCTAAATCGTCTCCATTAAATATTAAAGTCTTGTTTATTACAGGAATATTAAGCTTTATCAATCCTCCCCCTAATTCTATATCCCCCATAAAATCAGTTTTAAAAGTAAATGGGGAAGTATTCATTACTGAATCAATCATTTCAGGAAGTAAAGTTTCAATATCTATATCTCCAGTTTCGTCCGCAATGAGGTCTAAAAACTTTTTTGTTTTATGAAAGTTTTTATCCACAATCCTATTTAATATAGGTTTTATAAAACTTATCATAGGATTTGTTTTTGCAATTTCTGATATTTGTGACAGAAGAAACTCTTTTAATTTTGCATTTAATAATATAGTTTTCATTTAAATTCCTTTCTTTATAAATTCTTCGTAAGTAATATTGGGATTATTCTTTGTGTATTCTTTAAACTTTCTAAACAGTTCCATTTCCATATTTGTATCATTAATAATTTTCGTCTTTAACCTTTTTATTATTTTCAGTTGTTTCCCCAATAACTCTTTACCTTCATTCGTATTTTCAATTCTTGCTTTTACTGAATTAAGAATTTCATTCTGTACAATAGTTTGTAGCTCTTTATAAGTTTCAGCATATTCACTGTCTTGCATAAGTTTATTCTTCTGCTCGTCACTCATAGGAGCTATTTCTGCATCAATTTCATCCCACATAAGTTTTTGTGGCAGTTGCTGCTGCTGTTTTTGTAACTGATTTAATTTATTCCTATAGGCTTCCATCAACTGTATTTGATTATCCAAATTATCCAAGGAGGTCATCATAGGATCACTGTTACCTAATATTACTTGATTTACAGGATACATATCTTTAATATTTAAAAGAAAAAGAAAAAAGTAAGAGTAGGGTAATTATAGTAGGTATATGTATTCTACTACATTAACCTACTCTTACAAGACTATCAAATATTAGGCTGAACACTTGAACCACATTGACAAGAACAACCTCCTTGAAGAGGATTAAATAAATTTCTCAATGTGGTAGTAGTACCAGTAGTTACATTAGCAACAGCAATAGGATAGAATGTACTATTAGAATAGTTAACTATCTTACCATCTGCACAACATCTTCTTTCAGCCTCAAGTGCTATTCCAGCTTGTGCAGCGTTATTAACACTGCCAATCTGCATATCCAAAACTTTAGCTCTCCAAGGTTCTACAGCATCTGCAACAGCCTGCTTAGTTTCAAGTTGCGATATTCTATTTGAAAGTGCATCATAATTGTCTCTTTGATTCTTATATAAAGCAAATGTACTCTCATTAAACTTTTTATTCAAACCATCAAAACCATTTCTTTGACTTTCATAAAGTCCAAAATCACCGTCTACTTGTGATTTATACAAACTAAACATTTGACTGTCAATAGTCTGCCTGTCATTAAATCTTTGCTCTTGTTCACTTAAAAGACCTTCATAAAAATTAGTAGTAGCCTTTAAATAGTTATCACAACCTTGCTCCCATGCTTGAAAGGCAGTGGGGGCATTAGTACCGTTAGCTCCTAAACCAGATGTCATAATATTAATATTTTCAGGCATAGAAGAACCTCCGAATAAATTCCAACCACTATTCCTGCCATTTAAAGCAAGTAGACCTAACGCAGTGCCTGCTATTCCTAAACCAAGCCCCGTACCGGCAACTCCTTTAGAAGCATACTCTTTCTTTGTGCTTTGATTACTTTCTTCAACTGTCATAATCATTATAATTAAAAATTAAACATTTGTAAGCTTACAAGCACAAAGATAGACACTTTAAATGATAATGCATAACATTACTAAAAGGCATAAAAAATCCCCCTTAATACCTTAGTATTAAGGAGGATACATATATAGTCAAGTTGCAACTTGGTGCTAATTATGATTCTTTATAAAATTATCTAAATCTCTTTTATAAAATCTGAGTTCTTTAAAACCTATAACATGCTTGCCTTTTGGAAGTAATCCTGCTCTTATATAATTATCAAAAGAGGCTCTACTGATATTTAAATATTGACATGCTTTATATTTACTCATACCTTCATCCTTTCTTGCAATATTATTAAGAAATTCAAGAATTTCTTTTTCTTCATTTTCAGTAATATTACTATTTCCAGCATCTATATCATTTAAAATTCTTTGAAGTTCTTTCTTTATCAGCTCTATGAACATACAAATATAATATTATAAATAGAAAAATACCCGCAATTATTAATTGTATTATTAATAATTGTTTATCAGAAATAGGTATATGTAAATACCAATCTATAAGATTAATTACATCATTGAATACGATATAATATAAAAACATTCTATGATAAGCACAGAATTTAAAAACATAGGAAGATATAAATATAAATAATAAGGGTATTATAGATACTCCTCCTATCAAAGAAAATATAATTAAGTCTAAATCAAAATAAGATAGGATTGTGTTCATTAAATATAATAAAGATAAAAGCATTGGCAATATCTTTAATAAACACAATTCTATCTTATATAAATTACTTCTTGAGTTTTCCTCCACAAGCAAATCTTCTCTTTTTCTTGGTAACACCTGCTTTAGGTACCATAGGTTTTGCTCTTCCCATAATTATTCTATTTTTATAGTTATTTTATCTTTAGCTCCTTTAAGGATTGGATATAACTTCCTAAATGTCAACTGACTGTTAATTACTTGGCCTTTAATTTTATTTTCTCCAACCAACAAACATCCTTCAGTATCAAGATGCGTGTTTCCTGTATGTATAAGAATCCCCTCAAAGCCTTTAACATTAGTCAATCTAGGAAGTTTGCCATTACAAACTTCTTTATAAAAAGATTTATTTCCAAATTTACTACTAACGACATCAAGAGTTATTGGATAGATTCCAGTAGGAATAGCAGTAATTCCTGGCTTTTTTAATTCTTTAATCTTATCTATATCCATAGAATCCATTAAACCTCTGTCAGTATCTTCAAGAGTATCACAGAAATAAGTCCCATCTACATATAATTTACCTATAGTATAATTAGCTTTTTTAGCTATTCTCTTTAGTAATAGTTCCATTATTAAATAAATTTAAATCTCTGGCTCTAGCTTGGCATGTAAGGTCAACACATATAGAACTCATTAAATTAAACATTTGTTTTCTAAGTTCTCCCACTTCCTTCTCTAAAGCCTCATTTCTTTTTAAAACTTCCTCTAGTCTTGCTCTATTATCATCTGATAATTGCTTATAAAATTCTAAGGAAGACTGCATATTTTCTATAAGAGAGTGATCTACTTCTGTATTATACTTTTTTCTAGTAAAATACCATGATGTCCAACCAGATACTATGGTACTAATAACTCCTACTCCTCCTGTTATTAATATACCAAAATCCATATTAAGATAATTTTTTATTTTTAATATAAGTCCGTACTTTTATTACTATATAAATAATAGGTAACAAGCCAAGAATCATAAGAATTTTCTGATACCATGTAAGTACATTCACTTCTTTGATTTTAGTTACATCATGAATTACAGGTATAGTATCCGTTTTTTCAATAGTATCAGTTTTATTATTATTCTTATATACTAGTTTCTCCTTATATATAGTAACAGTATCACCTCTTATATATACATTCACACTATCTCTAATATAAATACTATCTGTCTCTTTATTTGTTTTGTACTCTGTTCTAACAGTTTCTATAGGAATATATTCTGGAGATTTACAACCAAATAGTACTAAAGCAAGAAAAATTAATATTAATACTCTCATCTTTATTTTATTTGCAAATAAATAGAAAATAAATGAGTTATGCAAATAAATAAGCGTTTTTATTATACTATATTAAAAAATTCTTTTAAAATTATTTGATTCTACCTCCAGCATTACAGCAAAGGAGTGAAGTTTACTGGAGCTGTGGTAAAGCCGGGGAGGACGTACACTGGGAATAGGACGGTAGGAGGCTTTGTCGACGCTGTGGGTAGATTGAATCGGGCAAAGACGATTTACGAGATCAACGAG